GTTACGCTGATTGGAGAACACGAGACTTCAAAGAAATAGATTCATTTGTAGAACAATACATAGAAGAACTATTTGATTTCTTAGGATACGTTGATGGATTGCCAGTATACTCAACCAAAGAAGAAGCAGAAGAAGTAGCAGAAATCGCAGGTTGTGAAGGACATCACGAACATCAGGTTGGTGAACTTATAGTCTTTATGCCATGTGAAAGTCACGATGAGTCTTACGATGTTTTATTAAAAGAAGCTCATGATGAGTGGATGAAGTCAAGAGTAATTGATGCTAATAAGTTATCAGTAGAAGAGTTAGACGATGTAATGGATTATTTAGATTCAGTAGCTATTGATGTAAACTTCTCCCAAGATACCTTTGCAGGTGTTACAGGTGGTAAGCAAAAGAGAAACGTAGGTAACTCCGTTTCTTTTTTAGACACACCGGGTACGAAGATTCGTTATAGGTATGTGGTCAACCCATCGGCACCCTCGAACAAGAGTGGTAATAGTCGTGGATTCTGTAAAGCTATGATGGCTAGAAAAGATAATGTATATCGTAAGGAAGATATAAACAACGCATCTACTCTTGGAGTAAATCGTAAGTTTGGACCTGGCCAAGGTGGTAATCCATACAATCTATTTTTATATAGAGGTGGTAACAATTGTAGACATATTTGGGAAACTGTAATCTTCTACGAATCAAATGGTAAGTGGTCTGAATCTCCAAATAAACTTCAGAGAGTAACTGACCTAATCAAACCACGTGAAACAACAAACCCATTGGAAGGTGCTGTAAACATTGGAGCATTAGGTATCAATCTATCTAAACAACAGTTCGCTGACCAACAAATGGTAGTAGGTCCAGCGATGATACCTGACAAGATGATTTATCGTATTGACGAAGATGGTGAATATTATGTATACTTTCCGAAAGAAGCGGTAGAAAGAATTGCTTACAAGTATATGGAGAACAAGTATACTGATGCATCTAACATAGAACACAACTCATACGAACCTATCAAGGATGTATTTGTAGTTGAGTCATGGTTAGTGAAAGACCCTAAAAAAGATAAGTCACTTATCTATATGGGTGAAGAACAACCAGTAGGTACGTGGATGATTGCTATGAAAATTAAGAACAAACAAATTTGGGAAGAATACGTTAAGACAGGTCTTGTAAAAGGCTTTAGTGTAGAAGGTTTCTTTGCTGATATGTTAGTTAATAAACAATAGTAGTTAAGTATATCAATATTGGTTTTTATTTATATTATATTATGAAGAGAGAACGAAAGTCTGTTTAGAGACCTTTTTATCTGCGGATAAGGGTGATGAGTTAGAGTTCGGTCATCTCAGATTGTTAAATTTTTAGAAGGAAATTGAAATTATGACAAATAATATCAAAGAATTGGTCAAGAAGCATTTTAACTTAGTTGAAGCTACTCCTGAACAAGCCTTCGCAATGATTAAGTCTGCAGACGGTGAACTTGAACTCACATACGAGGGAGAAGCACTAGCTGAAGGACTTGAAATCTTTGTAGTAACAGCTGATGGTAATGTTGCAGCTCCTGATGGAGAGCACTCACTTGAAGGTGGTATTACAATCGTGACCAAAGACGGAAAAATCGAATCTATTATGGAAACTCCAGCAGAAGAAGCTGAAGAAGAAGTATTAGAAGAGAAAGACGTTGAGGAATCTATGGAAGAAGATGCTGAAGAGGCATTGGAAGACGAAGAAGAAGCGATGGAAGATGAAGTTGCCGAAGAACTTGAAGAAGAAGAAGAGTCGATGGAAGAAGAAGCGGCTATTGACGAGGCAGTTGTCATTGCAGTTGCAGAGGCAGTAAAAGAAGTAGTAGAAGAAATGACTAAGGACATGGAAGAAAGAATGAAAGAACTTGAAAGCAAGTACGCATCTTTCTCTTCAGCTCCAGCATCAGATAAAACTATTGCTAGTTCATTTAGTAAAAAGAGCAAGAACGAATCTTACAAAAATCAATCAAGGATTGATGAGATTATCGCTCGTAAGAAAAATTAAATTAAAAAGAGGTTAATAAAATGGGATTAAACGTTTCAGCATTAGCAGACTTTAACAACGAAACCGCAGGTGAATTGGTTGTTAAGGCAATTATGGGTGGTAGCACCATTGAGTACGCTACAGTAAAAGAAGGTATCAAATACAAAGAGCCTATCAACTTATTCGAAGTAGACTTACAAATCGCAGATGGTCGTGGTTGTGTAACTAACGCTGCAGGTACTGCAAGTTTGACACAACGTGATATCGAAGTTTGTCAGCGTTCATCTCACGATGGATTATGTCTACGTGACTTGGATACTAAATACGCAGGTGTAATGCAACCAGAAGGTTCTTACAACGAAACTTTCACTATGGTTTCTGAGTACTCTGACCAAATCGTAAAAGGTTTCCAAAAATCTAACGATGCATTTATCTGGCAAGCAGATTCATCAGGTACTGACTGTGTAGATGGTCTAAACCTAATCATCACTGGTTCAACTGCAGGTGTAGTTGTTGCAGGTACTGACGTTCCAACAGGAACTAACGTAGGTGATATGGTAGATGCTCAATTAGCAGCATTGTCTGACGATGTACAAGATAGAGAAGACTTAGTTACTTTCATGAGTATCGCTAACTTCCGTAAGTACATTACTTGGTTGAGAAATGAAAACAATTTCTATTTCGACCCTTCAGCAGTAGAGAATCGTGGTTCTATCCTTGAGATGGCTCACCCATTCGCTAACTTGAAAGTAGTAGGTACAAGTGGTCTTAATGGTTCAAACCGTATCGTAACAGGTCCTTCAAAGCACATCGTAGTAGGTACTGATTTGTTATCAGATTATTCTGATTTCCAACTTTGGTATGACATCAATGGTGACCAATTGAAGCACAGAGTAGTAACTAAGTTAGGTGTAAACGTAGCATATCCTGAATTTTGGGTATCTAACGATTTAGCTTAATCATTGTTGAACAATAAAGAAAAGGATAAAATATGAGTACTTGTGATATTACATCAGGATTTACACTAGGTTGTCGTGACAACACTGGTGGATTGAAGAACATATACATTTTATCTGGCTCTATTGATTCAACTGCCGGTGCTACAGGTTTACTTAGTACGATTAGTGGTAGTGGTGAATTTTTCAAATTTGAGTTAACTCGTCAGACAGGTGATTTCACCGAGGCGATAACTGCAAATACTGAGAATGGAACTATCTTCTACGAACAAACAGTAAACGCACCCTTCCACAAAATGCAGTCTTCTACGAGAAATCAAGTAAGAGTGTTGGCTAAAAACCCTGATATCAGAATGATTGTTGAAACAAACAATGGTTCTGAAGATGGTGTTGGTGTCTTCTTCTTATTAGGTCAAACTCGCGGATTGTCATTGAGTGGCGGAACGGGTCAAACAGGTACTGCATTTGGCGATGCTAACCAGTATCTATTGACCTTTACGGGTCAAGAGCCAGAACCAGCAAGTGAACTTTCGGGTTCTAATCTTGCCGGAGTCCTCGCTGGTATCAGTGTAGGATAATAATTATATTATAGTATAGGAGAGGGGCTTAGGTCCCTCTCTTATTACTTTTATAAGGGGAACAAATGATTTATTTATACGCGTCATCGTCTAACGACATTTCACTCATACCTTCGGCATCCTACACGGACAATGAAGAGGTGAGATTGATATTTACTGATAGATTCAGTGAAATTACATCATCAGTTCAACTTAACGTAACACCTTTTGGTAACGGGTGGATTCAATCAACAGTTACCCTACCAACCGACATTGACCTCAGTGGTGGTAGTTATGATTTAGTTCTTCAGAAAGCAGTCGGTGAACAAACCGCACAAATTTGGGGAACATCAACAGAAGTTTATTCTACATCGAAAGTTGTATGGTCGGTAGGAACAGTAGATGATAGAGGTTATATAAATGATACGACAACAACAGCGTTCGTCTCAGAGAGCATAGGAAGAGTGTTATACACCTCTGCTAATGAGAACGGAGCATTTGTAGTGTATGAAGGATAGATTTATGGATAATAAGAAGAATCACAAATTTAGTATTATACCTAAGTATTCGGAAAACCCATACCCATCAGGGCCTGAGTTTGAGAATGATAGGGGTGATATTGTATACTATGGAACTGATAACAAGTTTCCATCATTATTAATCGAGTTATACCATAGGTCATCAGTACACTCAACTGCAATCAACTCAAAACATCAAGCAGTTGTCGGTCAAGGTCTTACAGGTCTTGATGAAGATATTTTAAAAGTAGCTAACAAAGAAGGTGAAACTTGGAACGATATATTCAACAAAGTAGCGTTGGATAGAGTTCTATATGGTGGTTTTGCATTAGAGGCAATATGGTCAAATGATAGAACCAAGATTGCTGAAATCTATCACGTAGACTTTTCTTACGTAAGAGCCAAGAAGATGGACATGAGAGGATGTGTACCGGGCTATTATGTATGGAGAGACTTTGGTAAGATGAGAGGATACATTCCTAACAAATCAGATATACCATACCTACCTACGTTCTCAAGAAGAGATAGAACCGAACCTTCACAACTAATCTACTTTAAACCTTATACATCAGGTTTGGATTACTATCCATTGCCAGATTATATGGGTTCACTAAAAACAATTGAGTTAGATACTGAGGTGGATAACTTCCATACTAACAACCTCAAGAATGGTCTAGCTCCCTCACTTGCTATAACAACCTTTACTGATGCAGATGTAGAGGAAAGAGAAGAAATCGAAAGAGCATTACGTGGGGCATATAGTGGTACGGACAATGCAGGTTCTCTAATGTACATGGATGTAGCAAATAGAGACCAAATGCCAGAGATTGTACCTATACCTCAGAATGGTGCTGATGGTTATTACACCACAGTAAATGAGATGGTAACACAAAAGATTCTTACAGGTCACCGAATCACATCACCTATGTTAGTAGGTATTAAGACGGCTGGTCAATTAGGTGGTAGAGACGAACTCTTAGACGCTTACTCACACTACTTGACTACTGTTATCTATCCAATGCAATCAGACATTCTAAAGACCTTTGAGGGTATATTTAGAGTAAATGGTATTGATACTACATTAGGTGTAGAA